GCTATTGGTAAAGTTGTGTTGGTTAGACCTTGTTAAAAATTATACTTAAAATTAAATAAAACAATATGGCATATAAACATAATACAGTAGAATACGGATTTGGACAGATGGGTAGTGTATTTAACGATACAGCAAACCCTTGTAAGGCTCCAATAGGAAAGGTGTTTGTAGCTATTACATTCTTAGTTGATACAACATTAGAAGCTCACGGTGGTTTAATTGCTGAGCAGGATTCTAGTAATGGATTGGAATTTATATCTACAGAAGATGCCGCTGGAAATCCTCAAACAGCTCACGACATAGCACACGGCAGTGATTCTACAGCTCTATCAGGTGCTGGGGGAGTTGTTGTTGATAATAGTAATACATTTCCAAAAGGATTAACTATATATGGTAGATGGTCTGAAATTCACTCTACTGCAACCGGCGGTTACATAGCTTACATAGGAGACTAATGTTAGGTTTATCAAGTGGATTAATGTATGGAGGGTTCGTTGGAGAACTTGTAGGATGGGATCCTAATTATATCAACGACAACACAAGTCATACTTGTTTGATGTGGTATGATTTTGAAGAAGATAGTGATGATGGAACATATTGGTTAAATAAAACAAATGCTAGTGGAGGAAATAGAGTTACAGCAAAAATAAATCCTAATCATGGAAGTGGATTAGGTACTGGCGCTTTTGTTGGTGCTGGGTCAAGTGGTAATGCTATGAGTAATAAAGTTGTTAGTTCAGATGAATTATCGATATGTGTAGTCTTTACAGACACTGACGATCATTGGAATGAGAGTGGTTCTGGTGGTGGATTTTCTGTACCCTTTGAATTTAGATTAATGGAACAAGATGCTTCTAGTAGGGTGTGGAGATATAATGTATTTAAAGATTATCAAAGTTCTTCTGTTGGTGATGTTTTAGATTGGAACGCGAGTATACCTCCAGCCAAAAAAATATTTCATCAATGGGGACAATATGCCTCAAATACAACAAGTGTCTATCAAGCACATACTATTGTTGGAGATGGAGGAGCAAATCCACCTTTTACACCGCAGATGTCTCAAGCATCATTAATTGATGGTTCAGCTACTGGAGTTCAGTGGATGACTTTTCACGCTATAGAGAAAAGTGCTTCGGCATCAAATGTAGCTGGGAAAGTAGCTTTTGGTGATAATTTTAATAGCAACAGATGGTCAGCCGTTGATAGTTGGTGGCCATTGGCAGATGGGACAAATGACGCAATTGATGCTTGTATGAAAGGATATGATGCTAGCTGTGATGATAGTAAATGGCCTTATGATATAGATTTTTCAGTTGATGATAGTGATAATAAAATTATATTTAATCGACTCAAAGCTTCAGGAACCCCCGCGCCGTATACTGAATTAGTTGATATGCCTTGGGAAGGAACTATACACGAAGTAATAATGTTCGAAGGAGATTTATACTCTGATGGAACATATCAATATTTACAAAACTATCTTGTACTAAAATATAATAGTACGGGATTGTTTTACTAATAATTAATAATCAAATAAAATTAAATAAAATGGCAAAAGAAAAAATAGAATCGTTAAAAGACGTAAAAGAAGAAGTAAAAAAAGAAAGACCTGAGTTTGTTTCAAAACCTCATCTTGAAAACTTACAAAGACTAGTTAATGGTGTAAATTCATTACAATACAATATAGGTAAAATGGAACAACAAAAACACACTTTACTTCATAACTTATCTTTAACTCAAGATAGAATAGGTGTTTTTCAAGATACATTACAGAAGGAGTATGGTACATTTGACGTCAATATAGCTGATGGTAAAATAAATTATCCTGAAATAAAGGTAGATTCTGGTAATGAAAAATAATATTATTAGAAAAATAACTATAGGTAAAGACTATAAGAATGACTCCATGCACTATGCTGTTGACCAGGAAGTGTATGGGGGTCATACTATTTGTGATATAATAGAAGAGGAAGATAAGTACTCAATTTATATTAGAAAAGAAAAAGTAGTTATACCTTGGAAAGATTTTAACAAGAACATGGCTATATCAGTTGAGTATAATTTAGAGTACTAATGAAGACTTATAAAGATTATTTAATTTCTCCAATAGGGGAAAGATACAATAATTCTAAGAAGGTTGGTGATAAAGAATTAATAGTTAACACTGAAATATTTAATCATCAATATGTAAATAGAAAAGCAAAGGTAATCGCTACTCCACTGTTATTTCAGTCACCCATTGAGGTGGGTGATGAGGTAATAGTGCATCATAACGTGTTTAGAAGATGGCACGATATTAAAGGTAGGGAAAAGAACAGTAGATCATACTTGGAAGAAGATAAGTATATTGTATCTGAAGATCAAATATTTTTATATAATGAAAAAGCTATGCCTGGTTTTAGCTTCGTTAAACCATTAAAAAACATTGATGAATTTAATGTTGAAAACGAAAAGCCTCTAGTTGGAGTAATAAAGTACTCCGATGGAACGTTTAACAAGGAAGAGTTAGTTGGGTTCCGGCCTGGTAGTGAATACGAGTTTGTTATCGGTAAAGAGAGATTATATAGGATTTTAAATAAATTTATTACAATTAAATATGAATATCAAGGAAACGAAGAAGAATATAATCCAAGCTGGGCACAAAGCAGTTGAAGAGTTAATTAAGGTTGCTAGAGAAGAGATAGTTGACTCAGACGAAGACATATCGGCAGATAGATTAAAGAATGCTGCAGCAACAAAGAAACTAGCTATATTCGATGCGTTTGAGATATTGAACAGAATTCATGAAGAAGAAAACATGTTAGAGGGGAAACCCATAGAAGAAGAAAAGAAAAACACTTTCAAAGGATTCGCTGAAGGAAGATCTAAGTAATGTATCAGCAAGAGTTATATAAGGTTGTAAAACCGGTAAAATCAAATACCATTAAAAGACTTAATAAGTCTAAGAAATGGAAGTATGGTTATAATAAAGAAAATGATATTGTTGTAATCTCAAAAACTGGTATGATAGGTGATATACTTGAAATACAAGGATTTAAGATAGCATTACCAAAAGAACCTAAAGAGGTTTATTCTTGTAGTAAAAAGAAAGAGGAACAAAAGTGGAAACAATTTCCACCTAATCCTAATTTTAAAAGAATTAAAACAGTATTTGATTGGCAAGATTATCCAGATGATTTTAAAGAAAAACATTATGGATATATAGATGAGGAGTTCAGAAGAAGAGAAGAGGGATTTTGGTTTATGAATAACGGTGAACCAACATACTTAACTGGTACTCACTATATGTATCTACAATGGAGTAAGATTGATGTTGGGGCTCCAGATTTTAGAGAAGCGAATAGATTGTTCTTTATATTCTGGGAGGCTTGTAAAGCAGATAAAAGAAGTTATGGAATGTGTTATTTAAAAAATAGACGTTCTGGTTTTTCTTTTATGAGTTCATCTGAGACAGTTAATCAAGCTACAATATCAAGTGATAGTAGATTTGGTATATTATCTAAAACAGGTGCTGATGCTAAAAAGATGTTTACCGACAAAGTGGTGCCAATAAGTTTAAACTATCCATTCTTCTTTAAACCAATCCAAGATGGTATGGATCGTCCAAAATCTGAACTAGCATATAGAGTTCCAGCAAAGAAGTTTACTCGTAGGAAAATGAGGGAGCGAGAGGAGCAAGATGACATGGAAGGACTAGATACTACTATAGATTGGAAAAATACAGGTGATAATAGTTATGATGGTGAAAAGCTTTCTTTATTAGTACACGATGAGAGTGGTAAGTGGGAGAGACCTGATAATATAAAAAATAACTGGAGAGTTACAAAAACTTGTTTACGATTAGGTA